TATCCAACAATTGTACTACCTTTGTAATTAAATGGTTTTACACCAATTTCACTTCTGTATTCCGCAAAATCTTCTGTTGACATACCAACCTCATTATCATTTTCATCTTTAAGGATAATTTTAGTTGGCATCATCATGATATTATCATCCCAATCAAAGGCGTAATATTTCATGTCAGGCGTACCAACATCGTCAAAACCTTCAAGTAATGACGATGTGGTGTTTAATGTTTTTTTTCTAATCATTTAAATATTAAATATTTTCAAATGATGCTCCTGTTGGAGTTATCAAGAACTCAATGTCAATGAATTCCAACGCTTTAGTTGGTTTCAAGTAAATTTTACCTGTCATAGTATTTCTATCTAAGTCTTCAGGTGAATTACTTACTGTTACTCTAAAGTCATATAAACCTCTGTCTCTTCTGATTGCATCCAAGATTGGGTTTACTGAATCCAAGAAATCTTGTCTTACTTTAGCATCGTTCTGTTCAAACAACAATCTAACCGCCACCGCTGAAATCAACTTACGAGCTTGTAATAACAATCTTCTTACGTTAATTCTGTTAAGTGCTGTGTCAGCAATTTGTAATGTTTTATTACCCCAAATTACAGTTCCAACATCAGAGAAAGTTGCGATTGGGTTGATTCTACCTTGATACAAAGTGTCTCTATCTTCTTGTGTAAGTTTCTTACGTGCTTTAACCGCATTTACCAAACCTCTTGTGTAACCCGCAGTTGCGAACCATGGGAATGAAATATTATCAGTCAACGCCAAGTTTCTACAAACTTCATTTGTTGGTGGTATGTAAATCTGTGTGTTATTTACAGTATCTCTAACCAAAATCCATGGGTAGTAAGTTGCTGTGTAGTTTGAGTCAATTCCTGTGTTATCTAAATTGTCAACCGCTTCAGTTGGGTAAATAAAATCAGCAGGATTTGTTACAGGTGCGAACATTGCTGTATCAGGTGTTGTACAAATGTAGATTGAATCTGCTCTATCAAATGTTACCATAGAAATAGAATCCTCAACCAAGTTTGAGTTGTTAACATAGTCAATACCAGGTGTTGCAAATACATTTATATTTACTGCTTCAGGGTTTGAGAATGTGTTAATACCTAACAAGTAAGCGTAGTAGTCAGTATTTGCAAAGTCAGTAAAGTTACTGATTGCGATTGGTTTAAACGCTCCCCAACCAGTTGCGTTAGGGTATCTTGTAGTTGGACAAGCTCCTGCTTGATATCCACTACCACCTAATATGAATCTATCAGTATTTGTTCTACTTTCGTTATATATATCCCAACCATCAAAACCACCTTGTAATAAGAAAGAGAATTTTCTTGCTTGGATTTGGTAGTAAGGGTTAGCCGAAGTTTCGGGGTCTCTTTGGAATGATGCTACACCACAATCAAATGCTGGTGAACCAGCTGTTGGGCCTGTCACAATACTTACAACAGTTGCTCCTGAATCCATGTGGAACCCTTTGGTTACATAGTTCCAAGATGGTGCATCACTTTCAACACACAAGTCAAGTGGTTTTTGTTTACCCTTATATTCAAAAAATAATGGGTCATAACCAATTTGTGATGAAATACCCAAATATGTACTTCTTACTCTATCACCACCTGATACCGCTTTGTTATCAAAACCAGTATAAGAGAATGGTGGGTTAGTAACAACACCAAATGGTGGGTTATAAATTACTTCACCAGGGAAGTTGTATGCTACTTTATAAACAGGGAACGGAGGAGTTGCAGAACCATAATTTCTTATTACATATCCTTCAAAACCACAAGGTAATGATTCAGGATTTGCATCAACATCCATTTCCAACATTATATATTTAGAATTCAAAGCGTACTCACCATCACTAGTACCAATTTTAACCGCAATGTAGTTATTAGTTGTTGGGTCCATAGTACAGTTAGTATATTTTTCCAAAATAACTGGGTTAGCATCAGTATCAAAGAAATCACGAACCGCTACGTCAAAACTTAAATTGTTAAATGAAATATTTTGAATTGAAATTTTGATTTGAGTGTTTGCACTATTACCATCAGCAATTGAGTAAAATTTAAATAATCTTTCAACTGTTGAACCATAAAGTTGTGATACAACCCAAGGTGATTCAGGTGATTTGTATTGTTCTAAGTAGTTAGCAATTGTATTTGTTGTAACAGGGTTTCTTAAACCTGGTAAACTAATCAAAGATGAATTAATACCTCTAATGTAACCTTTGTTATAACCATAAGTTAACATTGTTTGGAATTGTTCTTCAACAAACAATGGTGTTTCAACTCTATTCTTACCAAAGTTAGAAATACCAAATACTTTAGTAATATAGTTAGCATCATTACTATTCATTGAAGTAACAAATGAGAATGAAGCTGGTGTTTCAGCGTTGTCAGTATAACCTGAGATTGCAAATTGTGCGAATGGGTTTTGAGAAATTCCTGAATAAGAACCTGAATTATCTAATATAACATCAGTTGTTCCTGTTATTTGGTATTGTGGACCGTGAAGGTCAGTTGTGAATAACGAAATACCTCTTGAACGTAAAGTTGCAACAACTACGTCATTCCAACCTTCATAAGCAGTACCTGAATATGTGTAAGTCTTACCTGTTATTGTACCAGTATAAACACCTGAACCAACACTAGTAATTGAAGATACCACGTTGTAGAATGAATAACCTGTGTAAGCATCACCACTTGTGATGTCAAAATTTGCATAATACCAAGTGTCATCATTTGGAGATGTAAAGTCTGCGTCATATACTGAAAGTCCAGATACATTATAAACGTTTGTTTGAGCAGTATATCCTGACAACAATGAATCATAATCAGAGGTAGCAACAGTTCCAAAAATGTAGGCGGATGCACCTGATGTTGTACCTGAGTTATTTATGATTGTTTGAATTTGATTATATAATTGTGCACTAATTGTTGACACACCACCATTATATTGTGTATAGGTGTTTCCTGTTTGAATTACAGATGGTAACGCAGTAGAATATGTAATTGATGTTCCACCAGTAGTTCCTGTAAAATTAACAGTATATGTTGTACCTGTTGGAACATTAAGACCTACAGTACTTCCGTCAACATTGGCAATTGTTGTGATTGACCAAGATGGACCCGCATCATAACCTGATAAACCCAATACTCTTGTTACAAATAATTGGTTAGATTGTTGAAGATATGATTTTGCAATGTATGCCAACTCATATTTTGGAATTTGAGTGTTAACGAATTTTTCGGGAATCGTTCCGCCAAAGTATGATTCAAAATCATCATAGTTTGTGATAAAAATTGGTTCGAAAGCCGGACCTGTTAATGTCTCCCCAACAAGACCAAGAGTGGTTACCCCCACACTTTGAGCTACGAAGCTAAGGTCTCTCTCTGATGTGTATACACCAGGAGATACGAATACTTTATTTGATACTGCCATTTTGTTTTAGTTATTCAGTTTTATTTATTTTATAGATAAATATTAACAGATTTAAGAAAAACTTTACTTTACGCCATCTATTTATAATATGGGCAGATTATTTTCTGCCTTTATTCTGCCTATGGAAAAGAAAATAAAGAATTTGAAGATATCAGTAGAGTCACACGAGATTTTAAAAAAATACTGTGATAAACATGGTATTAAGATGTATAAGTTTTTGGAAAATTTGATTAAAGAAAAATGTCATATTAAAAAAGACATTTATGGTGAATCATGAATGTGGATTTGCGTTTGGATTTGGTGGTGGTGGAACATTACTATTCACACCAAACAATTTAATTGCATAATTAAATGTGGATGTTAAAGTTGGGTTGGGTCTACTTGTAACAACAAGTCTTAAAGTATCGTTAGTATTAACTTGTATTAATGAAACATTACTACCATAATAATCAAATGTTGATTCTCCTTGTGGTCTTATATACACATCAAAAGTTGTAACATTTGTTTTTGTTAATAAATTAAAATCACCTGTATAATCAACAGTTAAATCAGTTTGTGTTAACCCACTAGGTACTGACACACCTAAATTATATTCATCAATATTTTCAGGATATTTTTTTCTTCTTGGTCTTGATGTTTGTGATGATACTTCAAATGTATTAAACACACGAGAAACCGCAGGGGCGACCTCAAACTCATCCTCATCCAATAAAAACCCTAACATTGTAAATTCATAGTTTTGGATGTAAAATCTTCTTTTCTGTACTTCAACAACTGACTCGTCTGAAATGGCTCCCATAATAATTGGAATGTAATGACCGTTGATTTGTCTATAGGCTTGTCTTGATGCAAAAGTTTGAATTACATTTTTGTTAAACTCATTCAACTCTCTCATTCTATTACAAACAATTTTTACATTATAGGTAATATCAACAGGAACGGGTTGTGGAATTTTATAGATATCCAAACCTTTAATGTTTCCATTCCAAGATGGAACGGCTGCGTAAAAATATTCTTTTCTATTTGGAATATTATAAATGATTGCAGGATTGCTTCCGTATTTAACTTCAGGTTGACGAACAACCGTAATAAAAGGTAATGTTGGATTACCATTCAAATCTTGAATATCCCAAGTTTCAGTAAATTGAGCCCAGTTTTGTGTGGTAATAATTAAATCAATCATCGGAATGATTTGACCAGCAACCGTTGTTTCCAAATCTTCTTTTACAAAATCCAAAAATCCCCTATCTAACTCGGGGTGCATTAAAGACTTTGGTAAGTAAGTTCCATCGTACTTAATATCTTCAACCAATTGTTCTCTACGAGCCAAAAGAATTTTTTCGGGCTTAAGATTAATAGTTGGGATAATTTCCTTTCTTTTTCTTGGTACTGCCATCTTATATACCTCTAAATTCATTTTCACTTACAGGTGTTGCAGTATAAGAATAGTAAAACCCTTTATAACCACCATAAGTGTGTTTATTATCATAATCAGGAATACCCGCATCAATTACTGAATAGTATCTAACTTCAGATTCAGTTATCCAATATCCGATATAATCACCCAATTCAATATTAACTTGTAAATCCGCAAGTTCTTGTTTGTAAACGGCAAATTTTAATAATCCAGGTTCGTTTTGAATAATTTTACTACTTCCTAAAAATTGTTCAGCCGCCTCTTCAATTCTAACATAAGCATTGATGGATACGGGCGCTAAAAATTGTATCCCGTCTTGTAATACTTCACCATAAACATCATCTTGAATTGTTTTGGTTCTATCAACTTTATAAAGTACTATTGTAAAATTCATATCCCCACCAAGCCATTCACGACCCATAGAAATGTCCAATGAG